GATGATGCTCTAGAGGATTTTTTTAATGAGCAAAACTAAGTTTAATATTTTTGAATTTAAATTTGGTAAAGAAAAAAAGACACTTAAAGAGTTAATACAAATAGGTGCCATTATTCACGGATCTTTAGATGTTATTTCTTTAGTTCCTGGAATTCAAAAAAGAAAAGTTTTTAATTTAATAGACGAATTCCAATTAAAAATGGGAACGATTGATATTATTAATGATTATGTCATTCAAGATTCCGAATTGCTTTCTTACCGTATAGATAGAGTAATCAGCAAGTCAATTGCGGAGTACGAAAAAGAAAATGTTTAAACTCTTTGAAATTAGGGACGGAAAATTTACAACTCTTCCAGATATAAGTTCAAAGAAACTTAAGTCTATTCTTTTTGGATCAGTTGTTGTATTTTTAGTTACTCTTTTATCTTTATGGTTAAAAGTTGATGAAAAGGATGTTTGGAAATTTTATAATTTAATTCTTCAGCAACTTGGTTTAACTGGTGAAGAATTTAGACCTAAGAATGAAAAAGAAATTGAATCTAGAATTGAATTAGAAGTTGATAAGGCAATTCAAAGGGTTACTCCTGAGTATGAAAGAATTATCGCGGAAGCGGATCAAAAATATAAACCAAGATACGTGGATGAAGTAAATGATGAGAGTGTGTGTTATACGGATGACTGTAAGGAACTCGCACCCCCTATGAGGATCTGTGCCGTATGGGTTGACGACTGCCCCAAGCAGTAGTATAATACTCTCATAGGCAGCGGGGGTCCAAACTCCGTGTAAGACCTGCCCCTCCTATGCCTCTCAACGATGCACAAACAGGGAGGTCTCTTGTCTCAGTAGCTCAGTGGAATAGAGCAACCGCCTTCTAAGCGGTCGGTCGTTGGTTCGAGTCCAACCTGAGACGCTTGACATTTTTTATAAAATGTCTTATAAATAAAAACACTTAGGTCGAAAACAATGTCTAACCAAATGAACAAACAGATTATTACAAGCGATTGCCGCTATTGGCATATCGAGGGTAATCCCCTGTTTGCGAATATGGAAAGACATATGTAAGATGTAATCCATAAAAGCAAAAGAAAGGGGAGAGAAACCAAAAGTTTCCTCCCCTTTTTTGTTGTTTGTGTCACTTTCCTAAGTGCCCACCAACCTCCCTCCAGAGTTCAAACGGTGGTATTCTATACAAGTGGTTGAGAGACCACACCGAACATCGACAATTCAATATTTTCCACATTAATGGGTTTGTAACTCAGTTGGTAGAGTAGCGGGCTTTTAACCTGTAAGTCGTCGGTTCGATCCCGACCAAACCCATCGTGGGAGGATTTCCGAGTGGTTAAAGGAATCTGACTGTAAATCAGACGGCTCTGCCTTCACAGGTTCAAATCCTGTTCCTCCCACTTTATAAGTTTCATAACTTATAAATAATAGTGACACATTTTTGTTTCCCTACTATGATAAACTGTAAAACTTGTGGAATAGAACTCACTGAAGAAAATACCTTCAGAAGGAGTGGAAGAAAAACAAATTTTCCAGTTGGATATTACAGACATTGTAAAAAATGTTATAATGCCGGCAGGTTGGGTAGAATGGTAGAAAACAAAAAGAAGCAAGTAGAATTTTTTGGTGGAAAATGTAAATTGTGTGGATATGATAAATGCCATAACGCACTTGAATTCCATCATTTAGATCCTACTATCAAGGAAGAAAGTCCATCTTCCTTGAGGCAAGTCACTGATGAACTTAGATGGAAAAGTGAATTGGAGAAGTGCATTCTTCTCTGTTCTAATTGTCATCGTGAAGTTCATGCTGGATTACATCCAGATTACTTGGCCCTATAGTGAAGTGGTCTATCACGCCTACCTGTCTAGTAGGAATCTGGGATTCAAATTCCCATAGGGTCGTTGCTACGCTGCCTATGGAGTGTTCCTCCTTGGCGGTTGTAGCATCAAGGTCTCATCGTCTAGTGGTTAGGACATCACTCTTTCACAGTGAAGACACGGGTTCAAGTCCCGTTGAGACTATTTGGAAACATAGCTTAGTTGGTAAAGCATTCGACTGATAATCGAAAGACCACTGGTTCAAGTCCAGTTGTTTCCACCTTGGAGGATTGGCAGAGTTAGGTTTAATGCAGGGGATTGCTAATCCCCCGATGTACTTTAAGTGCATCCGTTGGTTCAAATCCAACATCCTCCGCTGTGTCGTTAGCCTAGTGGTTAAGGCAGTAGTTTGTGGAACTACCTAGATGGGTTCAATTCCCATACGACACCCCTTTCTGAGGTAGCCAAGTGGTAAGGCAGCGGGTTTTGGTTCCGCCATTCGTAGGTTCGATCCCTACCCTCAGAACCAGTTGGGTTAGTCTAATGGTAAGATGCAGGTCTCCAAAACCTTGCGATGGGGGTTCAAATCCCTCACCCTTCGCCTGTTCTCTTAACTCAGCGGAATAGAGTGCTTGGCTACGAACCAAGAAGACGGAGGTTCAAATCCTCCAGAGAACGCTTGACAAACTTTCAAAAGTTTGTTACTATATAAACTGATAGAGGTTAAGACACTGTTCGCCCTTGAGACGTATCACTCTTAATCCATCATAGTGGGGAAGTGTAACGGTTGCACAGAAGTCTCATAAGCTTCAGGTAGGTGGTTCAATTCCACCCCCCGCCACCATTTTATTTTTCTTATGAAAGAAGAAGTTAATTCTATAAATATCGCAAGACTCATAAGCGAACTTGAAGGTTCATACACTCTCACCAAATATATGGGATTTGAGGATGATATGAAAATTCTTGACGAAATGAAGAAACGATTTTATAAGATCTACTTTAAACTTTATAAGGAAGAAAAAAAGTAAGTAATATCATTAACTGAATATTTTAATCCGAGTAGCCCGCAAGGTGCGGGAGCAAACTGTTAATTTGTTATAGGTCAGTTCGATTCTGACACTCGGAGTTTTACCCTTGAAATATAATAATATTATAAATAGTAATAGAATATTTGTAGGGTATGTCTAATAAAAAAGCAGTTTCTGATTATAGACGAAGAGCAAAAGAATATGCTTTAAAAGCATTTAAAGAAAAATGTGGAATATGTGGATATAATAAATGTATTGGGGCATTAGAGTTTCACCATTTAAACCCAGATGAAAAAGATTTTGGGTTGTCTTCAAAAGGTGTAACTCGCGCTTGGAGTAAAGTTTCAGAAGAACTTAAAAAATGTGTTTGCCTTTGTGCTAACTGTCATAGAGAAGTTCATAACGATATTACCAGTATTCCTGATGATGTAGTAAGATTTGATGAAGAATATACTTTTTGGAAAAGTGAGTTTTCTAAAAAAATGATTCCTTGTCCTGTGTGTAATTCTGAAATGTCTATTCGACAAAAATATTGCTCTAATAAATGCTCTAAAAAGGTTAGAGAAAAGGCAAACTATCCAAGTGATGAAGAACTTTTAGAAATGGTTAAAAGTTATGGTTATTCCCATACTGGTAGAGTTTTTGGTGTAAATGGAAACTCTATTAAAAAAAGATTACAAAGAAGAGGACTATTGACATCCACATCAAAATAATGTAATATATAAATTGGTTCTGGGTGGAATTCCCAGTAGTTCCTTTAGGGACTATCCTTTGTAGGTTCGATACCTACATCTTCCTTATGGGAGATAAGAACGGCTACTGGAAACCTTTGTAGGTGCCAAAACCGCTCCTCATCCCTAGTATTCTGTGGGTGAGTGAATGTAAAGAGTGGGGACATAGGTAAAGTTCCCAACACCTACCACATCCTCTGGTAGTCTATTGGTAAGGACAGGCAGACAATGCACTTGGAAACTAGGTTCGATTCCTAGACAGAGGAAAATGCCCCCATAGTTTTAGCAGTTAAAATAATCGCCTTGTAAGCGATAGTCGCGGGTGCAAATCCTCGCTGGGGGCTCTTGACATAATACTAATTATGTCTTATACTTCTCAAGTCCGTGTGAAGAAGTGCGTTGGAGGAGTAAAATCCTCCACCATTTGCGAATGTGGTGTAGCGGTAACATCCCATCCTTCCAAGTTGGTGTCACGGGTTCGATCCCCGTCATTCGCTTCGGGAAACCGAATTCCCGATAAAACTAAATAAACTGAAGTGACAAAACCTCAAGTACTCGTTGAGTCACTGAATAAACGGAGTTATGTCGAAACTCCTTACATCCGCAGGTAAACTCTGCGAGAAAATATAGAGGTACTTATGTTTAAATCCGCTTTCGCAGCAACCCTTGCTGCAACTCCACTGGTCGCTGGTGCTGCGTTTGCAGAACCTTATGGACCTTATGTGGATATGCCTCAGGTTACGAGCATCGCACAGTTCTCTGATGTTCGTCCTACCGATTGGGCATATCAAGCACTGAACAACCTTGTAGAGCGTTATGGTTGTGTTGCTGGTTATCCTAACGGCACTTATGGTGGTGGTCAGTCAATGACCCGTTATGAGGCAGCAGCACTTCTGAATGCTTGCCTGGATCGTGTGACTGAAGTTACCGATGAACTGAAGCGTCTTCAGGCAGAATTTGCTGCTGAACTTGCAGTTATTCGTGGTCGTGTAGACAAACTGGAAGCACAAGTTGGTCAACTGGAAGCAACTCAGTTCTCCACTACCACTAAATTGCGTGGTGAAGCATCCTTCGTTCTGGGTGGCGTTGATAATGCTTGGACTCCTGGTACTCCCAAGAATCCTGCAAGCACTAATGTTGGCAACACTGCTTTCAATTATGATCTTCGTCTGAATCTTGATACTTCTTTCACTGGCAAGGATTTACTTCGCACTCGTCTGCGTTCTGGTAATTTCTCCAGTCAACCTTTCGGTTCTTCTTCTTCTCTGTTCAAACTGGACAAAGCAGAGAATACTGCCGATGCGGTTAAACTGGATCGTCTTTACTACCAGTTTCCTGCCCTTACCAAGGGTCTGACAGTAACTGCTGGACCTCTGGTTCGTAATACTGAGATGGCATGGATTCCTTCGGCATATAAGTCGGATGTCCTTGACTTCTTCCAACTTGCTGGTGCCCCTGGTGTTTATAACAAGGCAACTGGTTCTGGTTTTGGTGCTCAGTGGACTCAAGGTAAGAAAGGTTTCGTTGCTGGAATCAACTATGTTGCTCAGAATGGTGCCGATTCTACCAAGGGCGAGTTCAATGAGTCTGGTGCTCTGAATACAATGGCACAGATTGGTTATCGTGCTCCTCAGTATGGTATTGCTTTTGGTTATCGTTATGGCACCGAAGGAACTCGTGTTCGCACCTTCAATGCTGTGAATGGTGGTTCTGGTGCTCTTGCTCCTGGTCAGACCTCTAATGGTTATGCCATCAGTGCTTACTGGCAACCCAAGACCTCTGGCATCATTCCTTCTGTGAGTGGTGGTTATGGTTGGAATACTGTAAGTCGTAATGCTTTGGGTCAAGAAACTCCTAATGGTGCAACTGATTCCCAAACTTGGTATGCTGGTCTCCAGTGGAGTGATGTATTTGCCAAGGGTAATGGTGCTGGTTTTGCTATTGGTCAACCTGGAAATGCAGAGGGTCTTTCTGAGGATGCTCTGATGTGGGAAGTATTCTACAAGTACAAGGTGAGTGATAATATCACTATCACTCCTGCTGTGTTCTATGTTTCTAACAATCAGGCACTTGCTGATACCTCCTCTAACTTTGGTGGTGTAATTCAGACAACCTTTAAGTTCTGATAAATACGGGAGGAGAAATCCTCCCTCTTCTTTTATTGTTTAATACTATGTTAAAATCTGCTTTAATTTCTGCCGCTGTTATTTTAACTTCCATTCCTTCGGCGCTTGCTGCTGCTCCAGGAATTAGTATTCGGCAGGTATCAACTCCTTATGGGACATTTGGGTGCGTTCAGAGATCTAAAAATAAACTTTATTCTATGAATGCAACTGGGATCCAAGTTAATACTGATGCTGTTTGGGCAACTTTGGATGACTCTAAAATTTTAGTTTGGTGTAGAGGACAAGAGGCAATTATTACTGTTGCTGGTGATGGTAATCCTTCTATTCTTAGAGAGGAAATCAAAACGGCATTTTGATGAAACACTCATAATATGGATGGTTCCACCCCTTTGTGGGGTGGTTTTTTATGGGCAAAACAAAACCTTAACCAAATCTTAGTGGACTTTAATTTTTCTTTCTAGTAAAATCATTTACGAAGTTATTCACTTTTTATGAAACTCAAAAACTTTATTGCTATTGGTCTGGTTTCCGCTCCTGTTGCGGCATTTGCTGGACCCGCTCTGAATGGTGCTGGTGCCACCTTCCCTGCACCGATTTATCAACGATGGTTCCAAGATTATGCACTAACTTCCGGTAGTCGTGTAAATTATCAGTCAGTTGGTTCTGGTGCTGGTGTTCGTCAATATATTGCGGGAACAGTTGACTTTGGGGCATCCGACGAACCCATCAAATCCTCCGAAGCAGCAAAGGTGAAGCGTGGTGTCGTTCAAATCCCGATGGTGGGTGGAACGATTGCTGTTGCTTACAACAAACCTGGATGTACCCTGAAACTCACACAGAAACAAACTGTGGATGTCTTTTCTGGACGCATTAAGGATTGGAAGCAAG